CCGGTATTAAATCTTCTTTAGTGCCAAATTCGGGAACTTGCAATGGCAGTTGACCTTTTACGATATTTGGAACAAGTGGCTGTGATGCTGATGATACTAGCCCCGGAATTGTTACGCCCAAACTTCGTATTGGAAACGGGTCTCCATCCTCATTGAATCCGAACACCACGTATCCGGTAGCCCTACCCGTTATATCGTCAACAAGAGGAAACGCAAGTTGTTCACCCTCGCCCTCAAACTGCGACGCATCTACCACGAATGCCCTGTATGTTCGTACGGAAACACCCGACATCAGAGCTTCTACATCCGCAATAGTTTTTGCCACTACCCCGTCAGGCACTTCAACAGGAACATTTCGTATGGGCATCGTGCCAAAAGCCATTCCGGATTGTGCCGCCTCAACGTGTGTTCGTGCATCCCGCATTTCTATCCTTACTTTATCCGCATCAGCAACTAGTCCATTGAACTGATGCTCTTGCAGAAGATTTACGGCGGTGTGCGGAACAAGTCCAACCTTCGGAATTCTAAAGTGCGTATTATCTAAAAACGTTCCATAGTTTTTTATTGCCTCAGCGTATATTGGCAACAAGTTTTCTTCATTGAGATTTGACACGTTCTGCTCCGTCATTTCCATTGTAAGAAAAAGAGACAACTGCGGAGCGTGCGCGGCTGCAATGTCGTGGTGCAATGGCTGATTGGTCGGATTATCTGTCAGCACGCCCGCTAGCAGGAGTCTTATTTGTTCAGCAGAATCGGTCAGTTGGCCGCTTGCCGTTTGTGGTAACGTGGATGTTAATACGCCCGCAACTTCGTCATAGTTCGTCTTATACACCTCGAACGCCTGTTCGTTTTCGTCAAAGAACAGGATTGTCGCCTTGTTAACATCATCACTAGAATTCAAAAACAGTGACGCTATTCTGCCCATGTCTGTATTCGCAAACACCCGCTTGCCCATTCCGCCCGCCTGCCAAGCGTTCTGTTTGTTCCCGTCTGCAATATCCTGTAGAATGCCATTTAAGCCACGGAAATCGTTTTGGTTTAGTCTGAAATTTAACTCATTACTAACAACGTCGGGAATAAACCCGCTTGGCTGTTTTGCAATTTCAATACCAGTGATTAGAGAGCCGACCGGATCCTTGTCAACAGCAGAATTCAGTTGCTTGTTTGTGTTTGAGTGTAATTCTGGGTTGAGTGGCTCTGCGTCACCATTGTTGGCTATAAGTTTTCTAAGCGCATTCATTTGGTCTTCGTAGTGCGCTTGTCCTAAATCATGATCATTTTCTGACTCTTTTAGTTTGGCTTCTATTTCTTCATAAAAGCCAGTGCCGTTAAGGTTAGGAAAGGCGATTAGAACGTTTTTTAGGAAGTCGCGGTTATTTGGTTCTGTTGGATTTTTCATACGTGCGTCAACCGATGGCTTCAAGACATCAATATACACCTCGTTAGTAGTCTGTGTTGAAAGGGCATCACCCTCTAGCGTGGTCTCTTTGAAGTCTAGGGACAGTACGGTTAGCATCATCATGTCAGAAACAGAAACTGATTTGCCCTGCGCGCTTAGCAAACCATCGGATAATCGATCCTTGTGTGACTTAAGTGTTTTATTTCTATCTACTAGGGCAGAATTAACAGATGATTTAATATCAATTCCAGTTCCAAAGAAAACCGGTTCCGCCTCGATTTTTCTAATTATGCTGGGGTCTTTTAATATGCCCTCTATGTTTGTTCTTACATAATTATTGACCAGTTCTTGCTGGGAACCCTGTTGATCATCTACAGTAAAATCATCACGAAAATTACCAATTCCCATTGACAGTTCAACCAACTCGTCTAGGGTTGTAGCCGCCTTGCCCGCAGTTACAATCGCCTGCTTTTGTAGTCCCAGTAGACCAATAGATTCACTCGACAGATTAACCCTAGCACTCCTTAACTCTTTGACTATATTCGGTATTGATGCACCAAGCAGCCCCAACTTCTCTTTATCGTTCAACATATCTTCAACAATGCCAAGGGACGCTGGTGTAGACTGTGCATTCATTTGTTTTGCATAAGTAGTAAGTATTCGGTTTGCGGAAACGCGATACGCAGACATCGCCGCATCCATATTGATATAAGAACCATTATTTTCGCCCGCGCCCGCCGCATACGCCTTCTCAAGATCGGCAAGTTCATTATCAAGCCGTTCTGAGACGTTCTGTAACTCTGTCTCAGATATAGAGGCGGCGATAATGGTCGAGAAATCTGCGGTTATTCTTTCTTCCTCTGTTTTTAGTGATGCTTTGTAAGCGGTGGCGGACGCTTTCGCATCTTTAATGCCCAGTGTTACTCGCATGGTACTTGCAAGCGTATCTATTGTTCTCCTTGCGTCGACTTCGGCTCTACCCGACAAATCGTCAAGATATGTCCCTCTAAACCCAACAAGTGCTTCCTCAAACTTTTCTAGCGATGTTCCATCGTTATTTTTGTTTGCCGTAAGTTCAGTCTCGTTCATCCACGCCTTTGCCTCGGCGCGTTTATCTAGTATCTTTTTATCGATTTTTGCGGTCCGCGCCTTTTGAACAAGAAGCCCAAGAGCCATAAGCCCTTCACCGAAGCCCGAAGTTTCTCCGCCCGGCTGTACCTGCAACGCGCCCTGCGGCAACAGCCCTCCGCCAAACTGCGCGTCTACATTTTCTGTGAATGTTGGTATTTTAGCCATGGTTAATCATCATCAGTCGGCAAAGATCCCGTCTCCTGTAAATTCACCCGCGAACGATGCAAGTGCTTGGAATTGTGCCTGACTCCTTGCCGCTCTTCCCCTAGCAACAGATAGGTTCGCCCTGTTTATCAAATTAAATGCGTTGATTTCTCCTGCAAATAACACGTCCTGTATACGTGTCCTTCCCGCAACATCAACCTTTTTCTCTCTTAGAGACGCTTGTAGCGTTAAATCTGAGAGAACATCAATAAGTGAACCTGTTGATTGTGCGCCCGTTACACCAATCATTGCCTCGGCAGACCCAAGATGTCGTATATTCTCTCTTTCCGTTGTCTTGACAGCCTGTTTGCGCTGCTCCTCAATCGTTGCCGCGTTTCTAGCCGCAATATCTCTTTCTAGTTGTGCAGAAACACGTCCCTGCCTAGCCTGTTCGTTATATATTGCCTGCTGTTGCCTGCCCGCCTCTAATGCTCCGAATGCACTTATTATGCCACCCATTAAAACACCTTCTTCCAATACGTATACACGTCATCAAGGTGTGTTTCTGGTTCGCCTGTATCTTCAAAGCCGAGTAATTTAGCCCACCGATGCCCCTTATCATAATCTGTTCTAATGAGTGTCTGTGTCCATAGATACCCTATGTTTTGTAGGTATGAGAAAAGGTACCTCATTATTTTTGTTGTTGAGCGGATATTATTTATGGATTTATCCTTGCTAAACATGAGCCACACGTTACAGCCACAATCATACAACGACAACGCTCCACAAAAACACATCACCCTATTATTCATCATAATTGTCAATGCAGTATTGTTGCCCTCTACATAACCCGCAAGGGCAGCACCATCGCTTTTGAACCTTTCATATTCTTTTTCTTGCCAAGACTGTGGTTCAAAGCCGTCCATGTGAGATTGCTTGAATACGTGTACCTTAAAATTGTCCAATTTCAACCTCCTGTGTTACTGAGAGTATGGTTGATGGATGTGCGTCGCTCTGTTCATACCTCGATATTCCCAATATATCAGAGTTGTCGGGTGTTAAAAACACTATTGGTAGGGTGTTTAGTTCTGGCGGTGATTGAAGTGCTGCGGGATATTCTATCGGATACACCTTGTCTACGGTTCCAAAACTTCCACCCAACGAACGTAGCGTGTTAATAATTACCCTAACCACCCGCTTAATCTTGTGTGCTGTTTGATTTATGTTCTGCTGACTCACAAGGGGCATCGTTTCAAACGAAGATTCATAAAGAAGCCCTATTGAAACCTTGTTTGCATCTACTGGCAACGTGATGCTTCCTGTTGCATCTACGGTAAACGGACCGTAAAACACGGAATCCGCTAGTGCGTAAACAGACTCGCCTTTTAGGTGTAACAGTCCTGTCCACGTATCCGCAGCAACGGTCTCCGAATCTGATATTCCACAATCTAAATAATATGCGTCCGACTGTGCGGTTGCTGCCGTGAACTCGTTAGAGAGTGCTTCGACTGTGTATTGATCTGTTCCGTCCAGATTGCGTTTTACAAGGAACCAGATATTATCTGTATCCTTTCGTGTAGTTCTTGCTACTTGTAGCACCGTGGGGTCTACGCCACTCGATTGACCCAGAGTGTGCTGTTCCCACCCAACAATATCTTGTTCTCGTTCATATATGAGAGAAATCAGGTTTCCGTCATCAAGGACAACCCATACGCGACCAGCCCTGCCTTGCTGAAGGGTCATGTCTTTGGCACCCACTTGTGTCATGTGTTCTGAAAGTATAGAGATGTCGTTTGCAACAAATCTGTCTTGCGCTAAATCAAATACATATTCACGTAGTACAGAACCCTCTTTCTGGAACATCAAATACCTTGTTCCTATAGAAATTGGATTTATATTATCGAGGGTTCCATAGTGGCTCTGTGCCTGAAAACTTAAATCTGATGGTGTAATTGGCTTGTTGTTCGGTGCGCGACCAATCCACTCTGCGTTTTCGGTTAAGATGAGAAGTCCGGACGAATCCCCAACAATGCTTGTAATCGCATTCACTTGCCTAGATGCAAGGGTTACAGTTATCGCAGACGAATCAAGCACAATAGAATCTTCTATTGTAGATGGGCTGTATAGGGTATTTGTGTTACTTTCGCTACTCCACAATGTTTGTGGCTGGGTTTCTGTTTTAGCAGCCCAAAACCTGCCCTGATAAAATGTTCCGCTCTGTGGGTAGCCCGTAGCTTCGGACCAAGCACCTAGCCTCCAATTCTTTGTGGGCAATATGGATGTGAAATCTGATTTTAAGTCTATTGTAACCTTGTTGTCGTCTACATCAACGCTGTTAATGATTCCCCATCCAGACCATGTCTTTGGCTCAATGCGAACCTCCCCATCACCATCATCATGGACACCTGCAGCCAAATTTTCCAAAGGCTCAACTGCTCCTGTAGTAGGAAAGTGCAAATCAAACTTGGTATTTGAACCGCTTACGACAAAGTTTTTCGCGGTATGAACTGTATCGTTAAGTTCAACCGCTCCCCTTGTAATGGAAAAGAACTCTACTTTTACACCAGTATCGGTCGTATTGCCATCCGCGCCAGCCACAAAATCGTACAAATCTAGTCCATCGACAGTTATTACGGCTGGAGTATCTGGGTTAGCAGCAATAGAACCCGGAGCGAATTCAAGGAACTTCCAGCCAGTACCAGGGTCTCCAAGCCTAATGTGTCTGCCCACGTCAGTAGCCGAAAACACCGTGTCGTCAGATGCCACTAACTCCACGGTGTCTCCTGAAATAGCACTCGGAGTTATTGTTGTATCCGTAACGTTCTCGTCTAAGTATGGACCATCTTCTGTTTCATGTTCGCCCCACACCCAAGATGCCGCATCACCATCGTCCGGAAGTGTTCTGCTCAGTGTCTTAATCGGCTTGTTCTTATTAAACACAAAAAGGACATCGGCACTTTGTGTAAACTTCAAATTTGGTAATTCGCCTGCCGTAAAATCAAGACTCTGTAAAATTGTCGGAAAAGTACTGCCTGTCTGCAGGAGTATTCCCGGATTGCCATTTGCATCCAGTCTATAAAAACGAATATATCCACTATCCACAGTAGTATCGGAATTCTCTACACCAAATTCAAGAACATAACTCTGTTCAACGTTGTATTGAAACTCAACGAGCCGTGGTAACGCTGTGGTAACGACCCCGTCATCGGGTTCGTGTATAAACTCAATAAATTTTGTTCCTGTTCTTCGTTCAATGCCGCCCTGAGTCTGAATAAGGAAGTTTTGCAATTTGCTTACACCATTGTAATACTTGCCAATATCCACCCGCCCATATAGCCTCGGCGATAGTTCACCGGCAGTAAAGTTTGTTTGGATTTGGTCTATTTTGGTCATTAAACAGGATCGCCGCTTGAATCAAGTTTCGGGAAGTCTCTATACACACCACTACCCCGTCTTTCACCAAGCCACTCGCCTGCATGTATATGTTCGAGTGAATGATGTCCCTGCGAATCTTCAAACTGCGCCTTTCCTAGCAACAATTCATACTTCTGCATTAAGAAATTTTCTTTTGCAGGATCACCCGTTATAGCAAGGGCGAGTTCGGATGCAAGCCTTGTCGCAATCGCCTGTTTCAAAGAATGGTCCATCTTGCTTACATCGGTTATTTGATACACATACAAGATATTTACGGTGGTTGCATCTGAAAGCAGGAGCAGGGTATTTGCGCCGCCCGAATTACCGGCTTCAATCCTGTATTTTGTTAATTCGTCCTCAAGACCGGCGAGCCTCACAAAGTCTGATGGCAGGGCAAACGCGTTATCAAACCCCCATGTTGGAGTATCAGAAAGTGTTGCTAGGGCGGCGCGTTTTATTGCACTGTTCCAGTTATGCGCCCTTAAAACAGAATCTCGCACATCGGCGAGACGGGTATTCATTAGATTGGCACGGTTGTTGTTATCGGTAAGGTCGTTGATTGGCTGTTGCCCTAACATCGTTAAAGCCATATTTGCCAAATCTATTTCTGTTGTGGCTGATGCGGTCATAAATTGTCCTTTGTGGGTAGCGGGGGGGAGGGCGAATGAAACTCCCTGCCCCCCCAATCCCACCTTACAGAAAGTGTTTAGTCAATAGTGTAAGTGACTTGGAATGCACAGGTAAACGCGCCCGAGAATCCAGCTTCGGCAGTTAAACAAATGTCGTAACTACCGCCCGGATTGCTGGTATCACCAGCATTTTCCCAAAGTTTGTCGCCCAGTGTATCGACATCTGCTGCTTGAAAACGAAGTTCAGCACCGTCTGTGGCTTGTCCTGAAGAATCATAATTTTCTGCGTAGAAATTGTCATCCTTCGCTGTATCTGAATCGGTTGGGTAGATACCACAGTCTAGGGTACCTGTTCCGCCTTGGTCATCAGACCACAGTTTGATGCTTAAAATGCGTGCATTGACTGGCAAGCGGCACATCCGGATAATATCACCGTCTGAATCCCAGTCTGCTGATGCCACCTCAAAGTTGTCCATGGCAATTCGGACGCGACCGCCCAAAAGACCAACATCGTTGAATACAGAGGGTACTGCATCCGAGTTTGTAATTAGATTAGATTTGGTTGTAGCCATTTCTAGTCTCCTTAAGAAGCCGAAGCCGCCATCGTGGGGTCAGGTGATGACGTGTTGCTTCTGGTTCAAGTGATTAACCCCATGTCATTTATTCTACTGCTGCAATCTCGACGATTTTTTCTTCTTCGAGACGTGTAGCACCAACAGCCATTGAAAGATACACATACATTGAGAAGGATTTGTCGGGACGTGGGGCAATTTCTGTTACCACGTCTGCGCCAACACCCAACTCCAGCCCTGATTTAGCCCATGCAATACATTGACGATCACCGTTTCCATCAGTGTTTAATCGCTCTGAACGGATGAATTTGAAACCCATAAAGGTATCAACTTCGCCCTGTACCAACGCTTTAACACTGTTAAAATCGCTTGAAGTCACTTCGGTCGATTCTAGCAAATCAGTAATCTGCTTCGCGCTGCACGCGATGAACTTTTCTTCATCTTCTGAAACTTCACTTTCATCCATCAGTTCCTTGGTGCTACGCAATTTTGCAATCGTTAGACCCGCGCTGTTTGCTGCGACCTTTTGACCCGCCGGCAACGCAACGGGTGTTGTACCATCAACGCCCGTATATGCTGTTCCAAGGGCTGCTGAGATAATTTCGTCGTCCATTGCACGACCCATTGCCCATGCAGCATTTCGTGCATACGCGCTTTCTGGGTCAATCAATAGTCGAATCTTGTCCGCATCGTCAATCAAATCGCCCCATTCGTAGTCTACGAGGGTCAATGCTCTGCGGAGGTGTGGTGTGTTCACCAATGGTGAATCACCGTGACGGCTAGTACGCTTAATGGCTTCGGTTGTTCCGACCTGATCTGTAAACTTGCGTTTACCGTTCACATCGCTGTCAACCATAACTGCACCACGTAAACGACTGCCACGCTGTTGAACGATATCCAATACATTTGATTGATATTGCTCAACTTCTGCTGTAGTAATTTGTGAGGACATAATAGTCTCCTGTATATAAAAACACAATAAGACCAGAACCAACATGGTCCTAGTCAAAATACAGGAACGCTACCCAAATCCGGACATTCCCTGACTCATTACGCCCGCTTAGGCGACTGGATTACCAGTATCAAATCAGGCGACTTAAAAACAGCCGTTGTCTAACTAATAATACAATACACAAATACAACACACTATTGCAAGAAATTATCCCTATTTTAACATTTTTTCTGGCAATCTTTACCATCTGGTAAAAATATGCTCAAGTAACAATACACCATAGTAACAAACACTTCGAATAACAAAACGAAGAAGAACCGAGTTACCAAATGAAAATGGTAACTGGTAGTGTCATAATGGTAACGAGTGAAATGGGGCTGGAAAATGTGGAGGTGATATTGTGCGATTCGAGCGTAGCACTTGGGGGGGGTGTACCCCACTATAAACACCGATAAGGGAGATTCCTAGCAAGGGTGAACATTACCCATATGGAGATATATCTTGTTGATACTTCGTGCCTGTTGCTGTCCTTTCTCTTCGAGTTACCGTACTGCTGCTTCATGAGTGTCGAACCGCGAGTGAATGCCGCTGGTCCTTCGTTCTTGTTGCTGTCCTGTCTCTTCGAGGTGGTCCTACGTTCTACTGCTGATCATGGATGGACACGTAACCATTTATGGCTGCCGATGTTAGGGTACTGTTAGGGTATAAAAAAATTTGCTATTTTAGTACTTTACCTGTTGTCATTATGGTAACTTTGGACGATAATACCTCTAGTCAAATGATGGTATTTGGCAACAATATAAGAATGCAACAATGTACAAATATCCAGAAATAGCAGAACATTACAAAGAGTTACTACTTGAGAATGGTCAAGAATGGGCAGAAGAACACAAAGAGGATTTACACCATATCGCATTCAATGAGGAGAAATACATCATCGGTACGCATCGGGCTAAGGAGTGGCTATCCGATAAGGTGTTCGATGTCATCGAGATTGTCAGAGAATATGAGCAAGACAATTTCGGTGAAGTGAATACCGATTTTAGCGATCCCGAAAAGATAGTCAATATGTATGTGTATATTGTTGGGGAGCAAGTAGTACAGGATATTACCTTAGAGGATGTTTTTAGTACCGTTCAATAATCCACCACATGACCGCCTACCTTAGCGGGTAGCGTGGTCGTTTTACTGTTTCAAGTTTTACACAATAACCAGCAATATAAGGATGCAACAATGAAAACACAATACCCAATAGAACGCGACCATCGCTACACAATCAACAAAGAATACACTGGCCACCCATCGGCAAAACCTCAATTCGTTATTCGATTCTGTGGTGATTGGGTTGATTCTCGTCAATCCTATACCAGTGCAGTAGTCAGAGCAGTAGGACATAATGCCGAGCGTATGCGACCTTATTCAGTCATAACAGTAGTCAGTAGTCATTAATTAGTCAGCAACAGCAAAAGGATGCAAACAATGTTTGATGATATTACTTCTGGTCAGATTTTTGGACTGTGGGATAATGGTTTCGTAGTCGTAGGGGTAGTGTTTGGATTGACTTGCCTAGAGAGGTGGATAGCACGTTCAATTCGTGGGTCGGCTAGTCCAAAAGCGTGCCTTATTCTTGGGGCTATTCTTGGTGGTGGTAACGCTAATACAATTTCAGATTTTTTGGGGGCTATGTTTGATCCTGCACTACGACAATATGTAGTCGGTATCACCATAGGTACACAATATATTCTTATACCCTTTTATATCTATTGGGTATACCTGTTTATTCGCGGTCGAGTAGTCAGTAGTCACTAATTAGCCATCTCATTGATGAAACCCCAAGTAAGGAGGACGATGGAATACACCCCTCAGATAGCTAAGCATAATATACAGGCTATGTTGCGTATGTATGTCGCTAAGTATCCCGAACTATCTAGTAAAGAGGTTTGGGAGTTGATGAAAAAGCAGGAAAGTCATTTCTTGGGACTTGACTTGACTGCAGAAGAAATGAAGTCCCTTAGTCGAAAGGAGAGTATCCGAAAGGGTACCTTCTTCAAGAAACGTAAGAAATGATTAGTCAAGTACATACAACAGAATCCCTACAATCCCAAGATGGCGAGTATGAGAATTACCATTATCAACTAGAGGATGGCGAACGGTATCAACTTACCGATGGCGAATTGGGGTGGCTAGCCCATGTAACCCATAAGTACATGATAGCTGACCATATTATCGAGAATATGGAAGATAATATCTACACAGTGGATACCATCGGTCTAGGGCAAGCAATGGACGATGACGGGATGTTCCCTAAGATAGTCATGCTATCTGAAGATAGCGTACTACATCGTATAGCATTTTATTCAGCGTATGAACCAGAGGAGGATCAACAATGACCGATACAGTCAATTACAACCAAAACAAAGTATGGGTGTTAGTCCACTTCAACACTGGACGTATAGAGGCATGGCAGGCAGAGAAGATATTAGAGGATTCTGCTAATGTTTGAACTACATACGAGCGATTTTGACCCTTGCCCCGCCCGCGCCGTGTTGCGTCGGCGGGGTGCTTTTGATGGTGTGGCTGGTACTGCGCTGGTTCGAGGTCTTGCGGCTCACACAGCCCTCGAAAATCTGCACAAGGATACGAGCGAATTAACGAGCGATCTAGTCCAGCACGCACTGGCTAGCACTGTAGATATGCTTGCGAGCGAGGGAAGAGAGGCGAGCGATGCGGTCGAGCGAAATATAGGGAGCATGGCGAGCGAAATTGTGACAATGCTCGAAAGCTACAGGAGAAGGATACTCCCATTAACGAGCAAATGGACTCTACTTGGCACTGAAGTTCCTGTGTACTGGGAATTGCGCGACGATGTTCATTTGTCAAGCCATGTTGATGTGCTGTACATTGATGAAAACGAGCGAGCAATCTGTTGGGACTGGAAGTGGAGGAAGGACGCACTTGCTATATCTGACCTGAGCAGGAACCTGCAACTCGCGTGCTACTGGGGAGCCTTGATCGATGGTGGGCTATTTCAACTCAAGACCAACGAGCGAGCGAGCGGGTGGGATTGCTCAGGCGATGGATGGTATAGCCTTCCCGACGGTTCGAAGGTTCCGTTGGTGTCGTGGGTTGACCTCCCCTCACTAAAGCCATACGCAAGGGCTACAATGGGACAAGATGATAGTGGAAGGGCGATTCAGTACAAGAAGGGTGACGATAGACCTGTGTGCAGGGTAATCCGTACACCAAATTTTCACCCCAAGCAACTGGGCAACATTAAAGATGCAGCACTGGTTCGAGCCGATATGATAATCAACGGAACAGCACCATATATCCCGCAGGGATGTAGCCATTGTGAATGCGAGCCGTGGTGTCCGCGATTTGACATGGCTACGACAAGTGAGTATCATGGTGTAACAACTAAAGGAGATTCAGTATGAAACGATTTTTTAAGGCACTATTCGCAGCCCTTGTGGGTTGTGTAGACCGAGGAGAAATCCTCCCAGACAACAAAAAGGAATAAGATATGACCACAACAAAAAACAGTAAGGTAGCCACCACAAAAACCGACAATCTGGGGTGGGCAGGAATTATGCCTGCGCTACTTAAAGCACAGATAATGGTGGAAAAGGTGGAAAAGGATACACAGGGGTACCAATACAAGTACGCCACAGCAGAATCTATGTATTTGTCTGCAAGGGCGGCACTACATGAGAATAACATTGTTGTTTTTCGAAAATCTTGTGAAATTCTAACGCACATAGACACAGAAGTAACAAAGGGCGACGTGTTGACCGCGAACTATGGTCAAAAGATGATAGTTGTGTACGTGGTGTATTGCGGACAAAGCTGGGTTGAATGCCCAACAGAATATCCCATATGTGTAAAGGGTGGGATGAGTGACAAGGCTCTAAATGCCTCGTTGACCACCTGCCTCGCATACTTCCTGAGAGATTTGCTCCTCATACCTCGCTGTGACGAGGAAGTTGACCAAAGACCAGACACAATAGCGCATTCTGGTACAAGGACCACACCAAAACCAAAGGGTTCTGGCAAGAGCAACAAGCAAACCTTCATGGCAAATGTTGGGCAATGGATAAACCGAGATATTGCCGAATCTGATACAGCCGAGGCTTGTATTATCTTGCTCAAGAAAAACGATTTGCCGGTAGACGGATCGGCTACTTCAAAGCAATTCAAAGAAATTGCTGATATTGTTTCCGGATACATCGACGAAGCTATAGAACCTGCTACCATATTGAGCGATAATGGGTAATTTGCAACCATACTTGTTCAGACCCCTTAGTTCCCGTATCACCATTTACGGGGAAGTTTACTCATTGCTTGGGGTCAGAACTCCTTTATTGTGCGATACCTCGGTCTTTACGGTCGGGGTATCGTTTTAACTTCTCTCTCTTCTGCCCATGGGTGAAAGCCTTTGGGTGGATTTTACAACTCAATCGAGCCGCACCCACCGGTTCATCTGCCTGCGGGCAAGTGGGTACCCTTAGCGACCTTGGGTTCTTTCAGGTCGTAACCGTTCGCTACGAGATGCACTAGTCAAATCTCATAGGGCGAGCGAGTGCCAAGACGCTCAGAATAAGCGTAACCGCAAAATCTTTACCATCTGGTAAAAATCGCGTGGGTAAACTTGGCTTGGGTTGGTGACACGCACTGCCCAAGCGGGGCTTGGCTGGGAAGGTGGAACCTTGGACTCCCATACAGAAGCGACAAGGCGGTGTTGATGGCTCGTCTGTGTATGACAAACCCATCTGGCCTCTAATTGAGACTGATTCTCAACTAGTTTCTTAGGGGTCGGTGCATCTTGGCTGAACTGTGATGACAAGACTAATTCTGTAATTGAGACTGATTCTCAATTAGACAACGCAAGGAGATGATTAAATGACTAACAATATGACGACTGTGAACTATTCCGTTCTTGACGAGGCTCAGGTACGGAAACTCCGAAGGTGTGAGAAGATTGTCAATGAAGGATTGAAAAGATTTATTGAAGTCGGGGCTGCTTTACAGACTATACGAGACGAAAAGCTGTGGCAAGGAAAGTATGATAGTTTCAAGGACTATGTGGACCGCAGATGGGCGTTGTCGCCCGCTCACGTCACAAGGCTTATCCAGGGTAGTGAAGTTGCAACGCGTGTGGCGGGAATACAGAATGAGGCTCAAGCAAGGGTGCTTGTAAATGTTCCGTACACCGAACAACAAACAATAGTGGACCGCGCGGTGGAATTGGCAAGAATCCGCAAAATTCCGCTATCCGCACCCCTTATCAGAGAAGCTGCAAGGCAACCATCCCAAATATCTGCAAGACCAGAACTGCAATCCGACGAGCAACCGTGGGAAGCGGAGGGGTTATCAGATCTGTGGGAGATGGCACAAAACCTAATTCTCGATATGAAAGAAGTCTCAAGAAAACTTGCCCTACACCAACAGGGATGCTGGCTCAAGGGTCACATGGACACCATAGAAGCACGTCTAAAGGATTTGAGCATACTAATCCGGTTCGCAAAACCACACTCGCCCTGCCCCGATTGTGCTGGTGGTATCGTTGCGAACTGTGAAACCTGCAAATCGAGGGGCTGGCTACCAGAATCTCGAGCAGGAGCGTTAAAAAGAAAGAAAACGTATAAAGATATTGACAACTTTGAGACGAAAGACTAAAATGAAGCAAACGTAACCAGATAACAAAAAAGGAATGACCAATGAAACAACAGAATAGAGAGCGTGTAACGGAACGTGCTATACAAATTGTCGAAACGCAAAGAGATATGGGTCGGTGCGCAGAGGAATTCACCCTGTATAATTCAGCGCATCATGCACTTGACGCAAGCCTTCAAATGATACTACTAACCAGTAGTTTGGGCGAGGCGAATTTCGAGAACAGATCAGTCTCATGCCTTAGAACAACGTGTATAACAGAGTCTTGGAGGAGTTGTTGGACTTGCTCCGACATAAGGAAGGCTGTTGCCGATGCCCTAAAACTAGCAAAAAAGGAGTTGTGTAATGAGTGCTGATATATCTGAAAAAGTGAAATTTAGCAAAAGCGTTTCTACAAACATAGTTATTGGTGGGGTCACATTGGATTGTTCTATTGAAGCCGACGTAATAGCCACCGTTGAAACATGGTACGCACATAACATGGGTGGTCGCATGGAAGATGCGGTTCAAGGCGAACAAGAAGTTACACTAGATAGCGTTGAAATGGAAGTGTGTTTAGAAAACAAGGTCACGTTCACATCCACTGACAGGGATTTTTTCGAAGCACACTTTGGGGAAATCGATTGTGACGACGTGGTGGGTCTGCCGTGACGCAAGAAGATATGTTTAATACGAGAACAAGGTCGGGCAAGCAACTGCGACCGTACCAAGAAGAAGCCATACAGTGCGTCGAGGATTCTTTCAAGGATTACCAGAACTGTATTATGATTATGGCAACCGGGCTTGGCAAGACGTTCACCGCAGTAGAAATTGCACGCAGGAGAGGCGGGCGGTTCATGTGGGTTGCTCACCGTGGGGAACTCATAGAACAGGCCGAACACGCTATTGCTGAATTGACCGGAGTAATCCCGCAGATAGAGATGGCAGACCGAACCGCGCGGTCCACGCTCGGATACAATCAGGGCTGTGTGGTCGGTTCTGTCCAAACATTGAACGCCAAGCGAAACGGCGTTCCAAGACTCCACCGATTCGACGCGAACTATTTTAATATGCTTGTCACTGATGAGGCTCACCATGCTGTTGCAGCCACTTGGGTGAAGATAGCCAACCACTTTACAAATAACCAAGATCTAAAACATCTTGGAATGACCGCAACGCCCGACCGTGGTGATGAGGCGGCGTTGGGTCAAATCTACGACACCTGTGCATATAGGTATGACATACAAGACGGTGTTAAAGACGGATGGCTTGTGCCAATTATGATTCAGCGTATTTACATGGACGAAATAAACCTCTCTCGCGTCGATAAACTTGCGGGCGACTTTAATCAAGGTCAACTAGATCACGCAATGAGAAGGGATAAGGCAATGTACGGTGTTTCTGAGGCACTAAAGAGCGAGGTAGGAAGCCGAAAGACACTTGTGTTTTGTGCGTCAATCGAACACGCGCAGGGCTTGACAGATATTCTTAATGCAAACATGCTTGGGTCCGCAGCACTCGTTACAGGAAAAACGCCCAAGCACGAACGAAAGCAACTATTAGACAATTATCGTGCCGGAAACATACAATACCTGTGCAATGTTGGTGTTGCTACCGAGGGATTTGACATCCCCGACATTGGATGTGTGGCAATCGCAAGACCGACCATGAGTCGTGCGCTTTACGCACAAATGATAGGTCGCGGCACAAGACCTCTACCAAACATTGTTGATGGACTCAACCACGCAGAACAGAGATTACAGTCGATACACGATTCGTTGAAACACGATTGCCTCGTGCTTGACTTTGTTGGCAACAGTGGTCAGCACAAACTGGTCAGTGCTGCGGATGTTTTGGGTGGTAACATGGATACTCTTGTTGTTCAAGAAGCAAATAGGCTTGCTCGAAAACAGGGAACACCCGTTGATACACTAGAGCTTCTTATGAGGGCAGAGGCCATTGTACAAGCACGGCTTGAACGAGAAAAGCAAATCAATGAACGAAAGAAAATCAAAGCCAAGGCATCATACCGTAAAAAACCCCTTGATCCGTTTGATGTCCTTGATATAGCACCTGTGCTAGACGACTCTGAGTGGCGGGTAAGCCCACTTACACCAAAACAACTGCTGTTCTTGCAAGAAGCAGACATAGATACCAGCACAATGACCGTTAAGGAACAGCGAAAAGTATTCGCTACGATGATGGAAAGAAAAAACAAGGGATTAGCAACACCTAAACAATTACGGTTGCTAAAGAGATATAAATATGACACGGATGGCATGACAAAAGATAGGGCTAGTGGCATTATTGGTCGTCTCGCCAAGAATAATTGGAAAAAGGTTAAAATTAAGGAGACCTTATTATGATGAAATCAGGAATTGGATTTATTGTAGGAAAATGTATCGATATTGTTAGTGATTCATTCACGGGAAGAGATGGCACAGAAGTAAAAAAACTCTCTGTACTCATCAAGCCCGACGATGAGTCGACACCACTGGAATTGGAGGTGTGGGGTGAACTTGCAGCAAAATTTGAAGCCGACGTAAACATATTAGACGTTCTGGTATTTCAGGTTGGAATGGTTGGGCGCGAGTGGACCAATCAGGAGGGAAAGACATACCGGAACAATTCGCTTCGCATTAAGGAATGGACAGAACTTACGACCTCTCCATCAACAAAAGAAACCGTACCCAAAACCCCGTTTTAAGGAGGATATGATGCACAGATTATGTGACTGTTGTGCTGAGATGTACGATATAAAAACCGGATTGATAATAGAAGATGATTTTGCTTGGTGTGAAGATTGTTACGAACAGCACCAGAACGAACAAGGAAAGGACGATACAAATGAAACTCAAACTTGACAAAGCGCACGCGTCCATGCTAATACCAAACATTGTTGTTGGGATAGCCACCATCAAAGATGCAGAAGAGTCTGAAAAAACAGACAGCGTGGTTTCTGACACGATGACACACCTGCTGGAACACATAATGGATTCAGACTTATATGACAAGTCTATAGAATTGAATAAAAATCAACAGTTGTTTTTATTAACCGTGCTTTGTAGCGGCTTGCATAAGATTATGAGCGACGGAATAGAAAAAACAACAGGTCTTATAGATAAATATTATGGGACGGATCTACTGACGAGACGCGACCCGTGCGAAAGAAGGGCAATATATTTATCCTATTTAATGCTAGAGAAATTTGAGTGCGAGGTGGATTCTGAAGTGTACCGCAAATATGCCCGCGGTAAACTTGAGGACATAAACACGATAATACGTAATATGGCTGACGAAATGGAGGCAATCATTGAAGAAAACAATTAAAAAACAATGCCCGATATGTGGCAACAGCCTAGACGGCGGATGCACAATCACATCAGACAAGTTGCACGTACTATGTAAAAACGATGGAACCGGAACAAAGGTGTTCGAATCATATATGCACGTTATGCCAAAAAGAAAAGCCTCAACTACCAAAGGAAAAACACATGAATTATGATAAAAAGTTCTTGACTGCTATGAAGGTCAAGCTGAACGGTGGAGACTATTCAGAAACTTGGTACAGGAATCATTTTAGGGGAATGATTGATTGTATTGAACAGCACATAGGCGGCGAAGAATACCGAAAGGCATATATAAGAGGCTTGAGGGATGGAGGGGCTGTTGCGGTTGAAGTTGTGAAAAATCATACAAGCCCAGAACCAGAAACAGTGCCAAGGAACATACCAAAAGACATGACCGGAAATTCGGACATTTTTTAATGAGCCAATGGAAACGTGTAACCCGACTCTCGCCCTGCCCTGTCTGCAAAAAGCCCGACTGGTGTCTAATAGCACATGATAGGTCTGCTGCAATCTGCCCAAGAATTGAGCAGGGGTCTGTTCGAAACATTGAGGGTTCTGGGTATCTACATATATTTAAGATCACTAAGGAGTGGGCTAGGGAAGTATATGTACCAGCGAGAGCCAAGCCCCTGCCAGAACACAACGAGGTATTGGCAATAAGGGCTAGACAATGGATACGAGAATGTGAGCCTACCCGCATTGAGGAGTTGGCAGGGATGCTAGGTGTTAGCACGGAAGCACTTAACCTCCTCAATGTAGGGTGGTTCGACAAGAATCAATCTTGGATATTACCAATGATGCGAACCGGAGGCCGACTAATCGGCATAAGGATTCGACCACAAACAGGTAAAAAGTTTGCAATAAAAGGAAGCAAAAATGGGCTTTTTATTCCAAACAATCTGCCAAGCGAGGGCGTTGTCTATGTATGTGAAGGCGAGTCCGACACGGCTGCCATGCTAACGTGCGGTCTAAATGCTGTTGGCAGACCATCTTGCAACAGCGGCGACAGACTATTGAAGGAACTGCTGGAGAACAACGAAGTAATAGTCTGTGCAGACAGAGACGGTGTTGGGCGAAGAGGAGCAGAATCCCTAGTCCAATATCTTAATTTACATGTTTTGGGTGCTACAATGATGTTACCACCAGACAAATACAAGGATATGCGAGATTGGCTACATGGCGAAGGAAAAGAAAAGGTTTATACTGCCTCAAAGCGAGTATCTGAAGAAGCATGGGGACGAGGTGTACATACTGGTAGCGATGCCAGAGTACCTGATTGATGAGATCGATGTCATGAGAGATGCAATAGTTACCTACATCCCCGGCTACGACAGAGAGGATTTCAAAGTCCTCAGAGCTGCGTTGGAATGGATAGAAAACGTAGACCAGTTGCTATGTGTGCAAGAGGAAAAATGAATGAAACCGAAAATCATCGTAGGAAATTGCATAGACAAACTTAAAGAACTACCATCTGGCAGTGTCCATTGTTGCGTTACTTCCCCGCCATATTGGGGCTTGCGTGATTACGGCGAAGATGACCAACTCGGTCTTGAAGAAACGCCAGATGCGTATGTCGAGAACATGGTTCAAGTGTTCAGGGAAGTCCGTAGGGTTTTGCGTGACGATGGAACGCTTTGGCTGAACCTCGGCGATTCTTATGCGGGAGGAAGTAGCGGTGGCACAAAGACGCAAGGCAACCCAGAGTTCAACAAAAACAGACCCAGCCGAGAAGCAACCAAAATACCACCAAAAGCGAAACCAAAAAACCTTAAACAAAAAGACTTGGTTGGAATCCCTTGGCGCGTGGCGTTCGCATTGCAAGCCGATGGTTGGTATCTCAGACAAGACATCATCTGGCACAAGCCAAACCCGATGCCCGAATCAGTAACCGATAGATGTACCAAAGCACATGAATATATTTTCCTATTGAGTAAATCCAAGAAGTATTATTTTGATAATGAAGCGATAAAAGAAGATAGTAAGACAGAAGGCAGTATTCATGTTCATAAAAAAGGCAATAAAGCCGATGAATATGTAAAACAAGGATTGGTTACAAGACCACACAAAAACTATGTAACACCAGAAAAAAGGAACAAACGCTCTGTTTGGAGCGTATGCCCAAAACCCTTCAGGGGCGCACATTTCGCAACATTCCCACCAGACCTAATTGAACCATGTGTTCTTGCAGGTACTTCAGAAAAAGGTTGTTGTCAAATATGCGGTTCACCTTGGGCGAGAGATGTTGAGAGCGAAAGAAAACCAACTCGCCCCAATTTGACATCTAAGGTTGAGGGATTGCCTAGCGAGGTTGTTGGAAACAGAGACACAGAGAGGCATGTTACAACCACAAAGACTGTAGGATGGAGTCCTAGTTGCTCTTGTGGTGCTGATATCATTCCTTGTACTGTACTTGACCCGTTCCTTGGTTCGGGAACAACGCTTACTGTTGGACTGAAACACGGAAGGAACGGCATCGGGATTGAATTGAATCCTGAATATGCTAAACTTGCAGAGAAGCGTATAGAAGATAATCAAAGTTTGTTTACCGTGTGACGCAAAGGAGAACCAGTGACAAAGAAAACAAAACATCCAATGCTCGGCAAGCAAGTTCGTGTATTCACAAGCGATGAAGAACTGGAGTCCTACTACCACCTTGGCGATGCTACGCTAATTCATATCTGCGACAGTCACATCGTTGTCAAGATTGTCGAAGATGGTGGTGATAGTTTCCTTGCGATTCACCCGTGGCATGACATCAAGACGATAGATACACTGTCCGAAATCGTTGGAGGACAATAATGTGGATACTACCCAAACAATTACTCACCTCTCACTATGTGCCGGATACGGAGGCATCGACCTTGGACTTAGAAGCGTTTTGCCAAGCAGACCAGAAGAAGATCAACACTACTGGGAATACCCAAGAACAATCGGAAGTGAGGAAGTTATCACCGCTATGGGTGGCTCAGCTCATGGGATTGCCGATGGCGAACTGGTGCGTAATCAACGTATCGATTCACTGCGCGCCCTTGGAAACGGAGTTGTCCCTGCAACTGCTGCAAGGGCTTTCGTTATACTTATGGACAGGTTAGGAGGAGGTACACTGTGAGTTTGCGAATAATTCCGCTAGACCTAAAAGAGGCAAATGCTATAGTTCAACGATTCCATCGACACCATAAACCGGCGGTAGGTCATCGTTTTTCTTTAGGGGTTATTGATGAGACGGGTAAATTATTAGGGGCAGCGATAGCGGGTCGTCCTATTGCGCGACTCTCGGACCAAAAGTTCATTTTGGAAATAACGAGAGTGGCAACAGACGGTACTAAGAATGCGTGCAGTATTTTGTTGGGAGCGATTGCAAAGTCTGCCAGATGTATGGGATATAGCCTTGTCCAAACTACAACATTGCAGAGGGAGTCTGGGTCAAGTCTGAAAGCGGTGGGCTGGAAATGGCAGAACATAAATACTGATGGAACTGGGTGGGATAGTAGAAAGGGGCGCAATGTAGATTGCAAGAACGATTTGAAAGTCAGATGGTTCTGTGAATTGAGCAGTAAACCTGATTTACAGGAAATACCTACACACAAAAGACTGTATAAAGAAGAAAGTTTCCAGTTGTTTGGAGACGATGGAGGACATGGTGCGTAATCAACGTATCGATTCACTGCGCGCCCTTGGAAACGGAGTTGTCCCTGCAACTGCTGCTAGGGCTTTCGTTATACTTATGGACAGGTTAGGCGAATTATGACTACTTCATACACAATCGTACTCGAATACCAGTTCGAATCTCTTAACATAACGATGAGGCAACACTGGGCTGTACGCAAAAAACGACAAGAAGAACTATTTACCGCAGTAGAATGTGCCGCAGAACAGCCAATACCTACATTCAAGGGTAAATCAGTTGTTACAATTACGAGACAGTGGGGAAAACGGGGTCGTGCGTTTGACCCAGACAACCTTGTAGGTTCAGTAAAGCCCCTTATAGATTGCCTAAAAAAACCAAAAGGCAGACAAAAGAGTGGTCTGGGTATAATTCCAGACGATACACCAGAAGATATTGAACTACGAGTAAAACAAGAAAAATCGCCCGATGGCGTTCATCGGGCTATAATTGAAATAGATACACAAGGAACAAAAGATGTCTGAAGAAAACAACAATCAGGAAACATCAGAGGCGTTTACAGAACTCATGCAAGAATTGCCCGAAGAACTCCGCAACAACCCATCATTGAAAGACTTTAAGAACTTTGAGGGAATGGCAAAATCACACATATCTGCACAAAAAATGGTCGGTGCAGATAAAATCGTTCTGCCACCAAAAGACGCGACCGACGAAGAGCGCAGTGATTTCTTCAACAAACTTGGCAGACCAGAACAACCCGATGGATACGAGGCACCTACAGAAAACATGCCAGATGTAGAACTTGACAAAGATATGCTAAGTGGATTCTTTGACGAGGCGCACCGCATAGGCTTAAACAAACAACAGGCAGCAGCACTCGTTAGATGGCAAGCTCAACAATCCGACAATTTTGTAGCTGAGTCCGTGCAAAACCAAGAAGCGGGTCTTGAGAAAGCCACTGCAGCAATGCGAAAAGAGTTTGGCAGGTCATACGACCAGAAGATGGAGATGGCAACTACGGCACTCAAGCAATTTGGTGGCGACGAACTCGTTGAACTCCTCAACTCCACAGGATTAGGCAATGAGCCAGCAATCATCAAGGCGTTTGCTAACGTGGGTAAGGCTATTGCAAACGATGAGATCGTTGGCGGTGGCGGGCGACAGGGATTCCTGATGTCCCCATCAGAAGCGAAACAAGAAATCGCACAGAAAAAACAAGATCCGAATTTCATGAAGGCGTATCAAGAACGTGACCATGTAGGTCATAAAGAGGCAGTTGCAGATATGCAAAAACTGTTTGCGTCTGCGTACCCAGCAGAGGAAGCGTGAATTTGGCTAGGCGAGTAACCGTACAACAGCAACGCAAGTGGCTACAACAGACCTTAATGGAGGCTGTAAGTCCTGAGGACATGCAGATGGTTGTAATTATGTTGATAAACAGTGCCAGAAGCGGCTCTATATCGGCAGCGAAAGAGTTGTTAGACCGAACCCTAGGCAAGCCAACTCAAGAAATCATAGTAGAGCAACAAGAGCAACGTAGCCCAAGTGAGGTCAGAACACGCTTGGCTGCGCTGTTGCTTGCTCATCCAGAACTACAGTCCGTACTAGAAGATGCCGGTCAAGAAAGGCAACTGGAAGCGATGACACCGGCAGAGAAAATGAAATCGGACATTGTTGGGAAGCCTATATCATCAAAACCAGAGAACTACGAGAACGACACCGTGATTTACGAGAAAACGGATGAGCAATACAATGAACCAAATTAGGATATGTGTTGGGTGTGGCAGAGACACGCGGGATAAGACAGAGATATGTCACAAGTGTAAAATCAAGGGAACAAACACAAAAGTTGGTGCCAAACTGCCAGCCGTAGAAGACCATTACCCAGTAAGTGACGATTATTCTGAGGATTCTAAGCCATAATATTAAAAACCCCGCGCCAATACAAGACTGACGCGGGGCAAAAAAGGAAACCCTGACCAAAGGGTTGACCTTTATCATACAGCCCCATATAACCAAAACACAAAACGAACAAACTATTTTGCTCTAACTATTTCCCAACCAATTTCGTTGTCTGTGGAGTTCTTTACAAAAAACTTGAGCCACGCTGCACCCAGACCCTTCGGTGGTCCGCCCCTCTCAACGTGCCAACCGTCAAACCCATCCACATATTCGTCCTTATATGTTCCACAACGTACATGTGTAACAGAATCCATGCCAACACGACCACTTTGAAACAACTTCTCTCTTGCAATTTCTAAAATCCAATGATCGTGCGTATGACCACTCGCAATGATATTCGCCTGTGGGTATATAACCGCCATCCTGTTTGTCTGAATAACGCCGCGCGTCACTGGTCCACCACCACCAGACCCATGAAAATACTTCAGGTTGCATTGTCTCTTAGACCCTTGGCAACGCACTACGAACCGTACCCATCCCCCATATCCGCCAGAAAAAACCTTTGTTTTTGTTATGGTCGAAATTCGCTCGCACGTTCGCTCACACAAATCTGTCTCATGTCTCTTTTCAATAGAGGTCTCGTGATTACCCTTGCCGATTACAACAAAGTTTTCGGCATAGGGTGCGTAAAACTCTGAGGCACAGTTAACTAGCGAATCAAGATACATGCCCTCTTGTTGTTCGGGACGACAAGCATCAAGGCTTGACCTCTTGTCCCATTTCCCCTGCATGGCACAGTGCATATCACCGATGTCTATAATCCCTGCGCCACGCTTCTTTGCCTCGTCAAGGTGTTTTAGTTCTAGTTCCTGATCTGTGTGCGCATTGTCATGGTGCCTATCCGACGACAGCAAAAACCACTGTTCCCACTTAACGCCCGTGGTTTTCATGCGTACAGTGTGAACATTTCTCGCCTGCTGGGTAACTGTCCAGTTTATTTTAGAGACCACTTATTTTTTCTTTTTTGGCAATGTCCACCAGTTCATTACGTGTCCTACAATCATAAACCAGCCTACTCCACCCACGAGGGTGCTACCAAAAAAGATGTTTCCTAACGCATCTGCTAATAACATAATTATTTCACCTTATATTCAGGGTTAAAATCTGCGTCCCCTACGTGTTTGAGAACGTCTGCTACTTCTAAATTATCTAAATTGACCTTCTTTGCGCCTCGAATAAACTTCTCCCTCGCGTCTACACGCTTCATAATATCTTTCCTACCAAACCAGCGACCGAAAACAATGCCGAGTAGAGCCAGCCCAGCGAGTCCGACAAGTATCGAAATCCATGGTGCGAGTTCTGTTGCAATCCTGTCAACTATTGGAGGAGTCATCGCCAATAGGATGCCAATAACAAGCAGTTTTGCACTTCCTCGTAGGAATACAAGATTTACTATGCCTGCTAGAAGGGCAAGGAACCCAGCAAATGCAATCGGCCACCATAGGTTTGTAGTATTAACGGCAGTAGACACAATGTCCAATGCTTGATTAGCGGTCGGCTTTGGTGCAAATATTGGTTGTAGGAAAGAGCATCCAGAAAGACAGAACAGCATTATCCCTGCTCCTGTAACAACTCTATATCTGTGCCAAAACAACATCATGACTTGCCCATTATGTATGAGGTTACAAGAGCCACAAACCCGCCAATTCCTGCCGCCTTTATTTGTAGTATCCATATTTTGTTCTCGATTTTAGCAAGTCTCTTGTTTATCTGCTCCAAAGACTTGTTCATGTGCTTTAGTTGATAACGAATCAGATTCTTATTTACATCCCAGCCATTCTCATCAGACATGTGTGAACTCCTGTACTGGACTGTATTCGATTGTGCCACTGTCTAGTCTATCGTTAATCCACTCTATGTCGCCCCTTTTACCGATTGAATTTAGAATATGCAATATTACATGGCGTTCGCCCTCTCTAAACGCGGTTTCGTAGGGGTCGCCGGGCGAGTGGCTACTTCTGCCCCAATGAAATGTGGTCATAAGGTCTGCTATAACGCGATTTCCAACATCCGAAGAAAAGACAGATACATAGTCTCCCCTTTTTCTAACCTGTCCCTGACCATCGTTTTTCTTTGCCATGTTAGTATTTCCTTATGAAATTTTTACCATCTGGTAATTATTGACCAACCAAACCGAGTTCGCGTGCCGCCGAAGCCCCATCACTCGCTGCAGATGCTGCTGCCTGTATTTGTGATAGTTGAATTGCCTGTTCCTCTTGTTCCTGTTGTTGTTGCCTCAGCTCATCAACCTGTGTCTTGGTACGCAAGAATGATGGGTCTACATTGTTGTTAATCATGAGTGACCTGAATATACCGTCAACATCCAGATTTTGCATAACGGTTGGGTCTACTTGCACCAATGTCTGTGCCGCGCTCATTGCCGTTAGGAACGCCTGAGAGACGCTGGCACGACGACTTACAGCCAGAGGGCTAATATAGTTAATTTTCAACTGAACCCCAGACAGAGCGTCTGGTAGGTCAAATAGCATCTGCCTGCTCAACATCCACTTAAACGTGCGTTGGATGACTGGATTTAACCATTCTGCATACAGACGGGAGAGTATTGGAGAAATAATCAATAGACCCTGTTGTCTACGTTCAATAATTTCCGTTGCGGTCATCCGGTCGTTCTGGGGCAAACTCAACCTGTCTGCAAAAAACGCCTTTTGAATCTTGTCCTCTTCTCTCTCCATCATTTGTTCGCCTATATCTGGTCTAGCACCACTGTTGAATGGCTGTGGAACATCCCTAGTGCCTTGCCTGACATACATAATTGAGCCGGGAGCCGTTCTGATTGGACCCTCCATGGTTCCAGCCGTAACAACAATGGGTGGTCGTACGGACAACTCTGCTGCCTCTAGGATTGTCCTCGCCATCGCGTTGACTACTCGTATTGACGGAAGAACCTCCATTGCTGGACCTCTTCCATACACCTCTTCAGCGGCCTTGCCCCATCTAGCAATAATGTATGGGTTT